CCAACCCGGTGTACATCCGAACCACTGGGGCTCCGAACGACACGGGCATCCTTATCCCCGCAGGCCAGAACTTGTTCTTGCCCATCGCGGAGTGGCCTACGGTTGAGCTTGAGTACCAGTGCGCTGGCACGGTAGATGTCATGGTCTTCCTTGCGCGCATGCCAAGGTTTATCAACACCTAATGGGTGGTCGCAGTAGTCGGCAGAAGGGGAAGCGCGGTGAGCGTGAAGCCGCGCGACTCTTCACCGATCGGGGCTACCAGGCGCGACGTGGTGATAGCCAGTCGGCTGGAGCTCGTGAGGCAGACGTCGAGGACACTAAGTTTTGGGTAGAGGTTAAGCGTGGGAAACGCTGCCCCATACGAAGGGCGATCGCGCAGAGCGAAAGTGACACGGATGGCCGTCCGACCCTCGTGCTCTGGCGAGACGATCGCTCAGATTGGCGAATCGACATGGGTGCTGATACCTTCTTTGCAATACTGGATTCTTGCGGACCCTCCGATTGGGTCTTACCCTATGAGCCGGACACGGAGGAACGTGATGGCGAAGAAAGCGAAGACTAAAGCTGATGTCGAAAAGGAACTCAAAGAGGCGCTGAAAGCCTTAAAAGAGCTTGAGTCGAGTTCTGGCTCAGGGCCGATTGACCTGTCATGGCTGCCTCCTAAATCGCAAAAGCAGTCTGAGTATTTTCTTAAGCGCGCGTGTGAGAAGCGCAAGTGCGAGCCTGACCGCGTCATCGCAGCGTGTCTTGCTTGGGTTGCGCTTCAGTCGACTCAGCGACATGGTATCCACCGTTTGATGCAGGCCATTGAGTTGTCTTTACGATGCAAAATCTAAAAGAGCTGCGCTACGACCAGTCTCCCTCTGCCCCTTTTGTGTGGCTCATGGACTCGCTCATGGCGGCTGTGGAGGTGTGCGTAAAGCAAGACCCTTCGCTTACTGAGATTGAGCGTGCCGTTGGTCTTCAGATCACAGCCATTAGAGACACTCAAGAGGCGCTGAGCATGCTCAAGCAGCGACGCATCACTAAGCGTCAAAAAGTGGCGATACCGCTACTGAAAGCCTACTTGGGGATGGTTAGAGGCAATACCCTGTCTAGAACTTGGGAGAAGGGGCTCGCAAAGAAGCACAAGGTGCAGCACAAGATGGACCGATTGGCCAAAGACACAACTCGGTTTCTCCAAGCGCTCAACCTAGTCAGTCACCCAAACACACCGATTCACGCCATTGCGCGCACGGTGGGGAAGTTTAAGAACAATGTCGAAGACCTACATTGATCGCTGCGCCGACCAAGTGCTTGAGCACATGGACACAATCGAGGCGATGCTAAGCATAGGACACACTCGCACAGCGGCAGCAAAGGCTGTCGGCATGAAGCCAACCGACTTTCATAACGTCGTGCGAGAAGGCAAGTCCAAGCGCGGCAAGTGCCATGACATCCTGATTACAGTTTTAAAGGCTGAGGGCAGGGCTCAGGTGCGCCTTGAGACCATTGTCATCCGAGATGCAGAGGTCAACGTCAAGACAGCGCAGTGGCTGCTCGCTCGGCGCTTCCGTCTCAAAGAGCGTCACGAGCCTGAGATCGATATCCTTCGCAAACTGGACTACAACCGTCTCGACCAAGAGGAGGTCAAGCTCAAGCTGCTCGAAGAGAAGCTGCGGCTGCTCCGTGAGAAGAGCGGTGAAAGCATGTCCTCTGACGATTGGCGCGCAATCATGGATGAGGCGAAGCAGGCTAAAGAGCGCATCAAGTCTGTCCATTGAGGGCGAAGCATCGCGAAGAGCTCCAGCGGTGCGCTTGGGACTTCCCATACTTCTGCGAGAAGTATCTCAAGATCTTAGACAAGCGTAAGAAGCTCGTGCCGTTGGTGCCTAATCCCATCCAAGCGGACTTTGCTGACGTGATGGATAGGCAGCCGTTTACCTACGTGCTCAAGAGTCGTAAGGTAGGCATCTCGACGTTCGTCGCTGCCAAGTTCTTCTGGAAGGCTTTGTTCCGGCCTGGATTCGAGGTCGCGGTTATCGCGCACACTGAGAAGGCTGTGCTCGAGAACATCGCACCTATCTACCACCGCTTCTACGAGAACCTGCCGAAGTTTCTCCAGGTGCCGCTCAAACACCAGACGGTTCACAAGCTGCACTTTGCTCACGACAGCCGCATCATTATTGGCACTGCTAACAGTGAGGGAGCTCGTGGTGGCACGCCTGTAGCGCTGCACTGCTCGGAGTTTAGTCGCTACGATAACCCCGACGACACCATGGCTGCGCTGTTCAACTCACTAGGTGCAGACCCAGAGGTGGTCCTCGAGACCACGGCCAACGGCATGAACTTCGCGTACACCATGTGGGTTGACGACGAGCTCGAATACCACCGGGTGTTCTACCCGTGGACGGAAGACCCGGACTGCGCGTCACCGAAGCACAAATACAACACGCCTGATGAGATACAGGAGCTTGTCGATGAGTTTGAGCTCACCGATGAGCAGCGCAACTGGTTTACCGAAACGTACAGGCTCAAGTGTAACTCGAAGATGAGGATCCTCCAGCAGGAGTATCCCATCATTGCAGAGCACGCCTTCGTGTCTTCAGGTGGTCGCTTCTTCCATGCGTCATACCCAGGTGGAGACCCGGAGCCTGGATACATTACATACGCAGAGCCTCAGAAATGGCACACGTATGTCATGGGCGTTGATACCGCAAGCGGGGCCGATAAGGGGGACTACTCGGCTTTTTGCGTCATTGATGTGACCGACCCAAAGAAGATAAAGACGGTGGCTACGTTTTACGACCGCATTATGCCACGCGCCTTTGGCAAGCGGGTCTTGGCGGAAGCTCTGAAGTGGAAGGCCTTGGTTGTGCCAGAGGCCAACAGCTACGGCCTGACCATCATTGAAGAGCTTAGGCTCAAGAACTATCCGTACATCTATCACAAGCTTGACCAGAAGGACGGCGAGAACACTTGGACCAAGAAGTACGGCTTCTGGACTGACCGAGCGTCGAGGCCGTTGATGTTGTCTAAGTTGTACGAGGCGCTCTACGAGGGGACATTTGACGGCCGTGATCGTAGATTCCAAGGTGAAGCCAATCACTTTACCTACTCTCAGAGGGGCAAGCCTGAGGCTCAGAGCGGTCACCATGACGACATGGTTATTGCCACGGCGCTAGCGGTTTACGGCTCACATCAAGCTTCGATTGTGCGCGAAGACAGAATGAATGAGAAGCCTGAGAATATACGCGAGAGCTTGCAGTTTGAGCACAGGACAGGCAGAAACTATTCAGACGACTGGGACGACTGGTATGGTGATGACGTCAATAAGTCGTACCCTCTAACTATAGAGGGGTCTTACTAGCCTGACAGGGCGTTAAATATGTGAGGTAGATAATGGGTCTCTTAAGCGAAGAGCGTTTCAATGAAATGGTAAGTCGACTCGAGGGCGCTGAGCCCTCCGAGGAAGCTGTCGAAGCTCCAGAGGTATCCCTAGATTCGTCCGAGCCCTCCGAGGACGTTAAAGAGATGGAGAGCGATTCGTCTTTAGACACCGAGGACGTTAAAGAAGAGGTGGAGACGCAGGCGGATAGCGTAGAGGTCGAAGCTCCAAAGACCCCTGAGCACATTCCCTACAGTCGCTTCAAAGAGGTTAACGATAAGTTCCGCTCTCGAGATGAAGACCTCCAGCGTGCGATGCAGCGCATCCAAGACCTGGAGAAACTCACGCTTGCACAGCAGCAGCAGGTTCAACAACCACAGGCCGAGGCCAATCCTGAGGATGAGTGGTTGAACGAAATATTTGCTGACTCTGATAGCGAGTCCATCAAGGCCATGAAGCAGATGCGCGAAGAGATGCGCTCAATGCAGCAGTGGCAGCAGGAGAGGACAGAGCAGATTGTGACCAATCAGCTTGAAGCTGAGATTGCAGCGGCAGTAGAGAACAACCCTGACGTCAAGGCAGCTGAGCTTTGGCAGGCTGTGGCGGCAGATGGCTCTGTAGATGTAGGCATGGCAGCCGATTACATACAGAACCATCGCAATGAAATGCGTCAGCAATACAGAGGTGAGGCAAACAAGGAGATTGAGGAGCTGAGGGCTAAGTTGGCGGAGGCGGAGAAGGCTGCTCAAGAGCAACCTAAGTTCCGGCGACCCAGCGCTGCGGCCTCTGCGCCTCCTCCAGAGCAGAGCAGGCCTCATAGTATTGCAGACGCAACCGCTGCATTTGCTGAAGCTCTTAAGGAGCGAGCGTCGTTCTAACCAATCTTTAATGAAGGAGAGCTGTCATGGCAGCAACAGTAGGAATCGCTGGAGCCGGTACTTTCGGCCCCATGCTCAAAGAGTTTTATCAAGGCCCAGTGGCCGAGCAGATCAATAACCGCGTCTGGATGACCGAGTACTTTAAGAAGTACACAAAAGGCTGGACAGGTAAGCAGCTGGTCATGCCTATCCACATTGGCCGCAACAGCGGTGTTGGCTACCAAGGCGAGGCGCCAGGTGCGCTCCCGACCGCTGGTCAGCAGCAGTACCGCGACCTTCGCGTTAACGCGCACAGCTCCTACGGGCGCTTTCAGGTCAGCGGCCTCGCGATGGACACTGCCTCTTCGGCGGGTGCTGGTGCGTTTGCTGGAGTTATGAACGAAGAGATGGACCGCCTTGTGCGCGACATCTCCAACAACGAGAACTCCGTCAACATTTTTGGTGGACCCACCAAGGGGCTGCTGAACCAGCGTCGTGCGCTCGGGCAGAACACTGGCGGTGCTCAGACTGCCGCTGGAGTAAACGTATCTACCGGAGTTGTGTGGCAGTACCAGGGCGACTTCAGCTATTTCGACGGCTCACGCACAGGCCTTGCTGTCGACCCTGCAACGCCAGCCACTTGGGTGCGTGTTGAGCTTGTTGACTTGAACACCTACGACTTGATTCCGGTGACTGTAAACGCCACTGGCGCAGCCGCAGCCAATGCCAACATCTTTGTTAGCGCTTTTAGTGCAGACAGAACCAACCCGACGGTTACGCTGACAGTTGGTGTTGACGATGCTGGCGCGTGCTCGTTCACAACAGCAAATGTGGGAAGGCAGTGCGCGATTGCTTTGCGTCTTCACAGCAACCAAGCGCAGGACAGTGTGCCTGTGGCGTTTGGCCAGAACCCTGCCACGTGGACTGGCGCTCTTGGCGCTCAGAACATCGTTAACAACCAGTCCATCGGGCTCTTTGAGAACCTCGCTTCTCAGGTTCACTTTGGCGTGGCTCGTAACGATACGACTGCAACAGGCGCGGACCTTGACCAGCGCATCCTCAAGAGCACGCTCGTCACGCACGACGTGGGCGACGGAGACCGTACCAACGCTGGTGCGGACCTGAGCCTCGAGCGCTTGCAGTACATGATGGACATCATGATGCAGGACGCTGGTGTCGATGCAGACGTGATGGTGATGAACGCTCTTATGCGTCACCGTTACACGGTTCAGCTGACTGGGATTCTTGGCACCACCGCTGGCGCAGGCGCAAACAGCAACATCACTGTTGATGGGTCAGGCGGCAAGCTGATGGACAACCAGCAGAACTTGGCCTACGGCGGCGTGAAGTTCCAGTATGACCGGCACTTCCCTGTCTCGACTATCGCGCTCTTGCACAGCAAGGACTGGTGTTTGGCAGAGCTTGCTAGCGGCCAGTTCGCAGACGAGGACGGAAACATCCTCTTCCGCGTGGCTGGACAGGACGCCTACGAGGGCTTCTGGAAGCACCGCTACAACATTGTCTGCAAGCGGCCTAACGCTCAGGTCATCTTGACCGGCATCACGCCTACCTAGTAGACGGGGAGAGACGGGGTGCGGCGTCGAATCCCCTTGGCGCTGCACCCCTTTTTTATATGCAAACAATCTTCTACTTCATTGCGTCTGTTGTGCTCATCGAGGCTGGCTACTTCTTGTGGCTACTCATCGACAGAGAGCGCTCGTTGCGGCAAGATGATGTTGCTCAGATAGGTTTGCTCGATTCGATTAGGGAGGAGTTTCGCGATGGTTAACCCTCAAAGCTTTATAGACCCTCAAAGAGCAGCAGCTCTGCGCCAGCAGCTAGCGCAAAGGAACCAGCAGGCTCACCAGCAGTCTGGTGGGTTTGGCTTTGACGACTTCCTTACTAAGATCTTACTCCCGGTAGGCCTAGGTATTGCGACAGGCGTGACCGGAGGTGTGGCTGCTGCTGCCGCACCTGCTGTAGCCGCCGCTGGTGGGGCCACGGCAGCCGGTACTGCCGCTGGGGGGCTTGGCTCGGCAATCGGCGCTGGGCTGGCTGGAGGAGCCGCTGGTATGGCCGCTGGCCAACAGATTGGCTCTGGCATTGAGAACCTGGCGGAGGGCAACACTGGTGCAGGGGTGGGCCAGCTTGTTGGTGGACTAGCAAGCGGTGCTGCTGGTTTTGGAACGCCTCTTAAGAATAGAGCGACTGAAGACACAGTGGCGCTTGCGACTCCAGGCTCTAGCAACCTTAACGCTCTAAGGGCGATGAGGCAGACACCAAAAGACGCGCAGATGTTTTCGTTTGGCTCGCCTTACGGAGCTGCCTAAACATGGCTAAGTTCCCAACAGACATGCAGTCTCGGATCTCTCGATCGAAGAGCGAGCGCACCAGGCAGGATAGGGAGTGGTCAGCAGCTATCCGTATGTTGCGTGGGGACCAGTGGCTGTATTGGGACAAGCGCGCTAAGCGTTACGGCGACGTGCCTCGAGCTCCACAGCAGGTCCGAGTCACCGTCAACCAGATGATGAACATAGAGCGCAGCATCCTTTCAAGGTTGACGCTCAACACGCCCACTCCGGTGGTTATCCCGGCAAGCGACACTATAGACGATATCACCAAGGCCACAGCGTCAGAGATGGCGCTGAGATACTTTTGGCTGTCGGATAAGCAGACCCGCAAGTGGCAAGAGTGCATCCGGTGGATGTGCCAGACGGGCAACTGCGGGCTGCACACTTACTACGAGCCACCATATGAAGTGACCAAGGCCGCTGATTCTATGCCTGGTAACGAAGAGATCGATGGGCCAAAACCAGACAAGGTGGTGGGGACCAAGAAGGTCATGGGTCGCGTCAAGTGCGACATAATCAGTCCCCTGAACATGTTCTACGAGCCAGGTGTCCACTCTCCAGAAGAGGCTCGCTGGGTAGCGATTAGGAGCTACTCCACTAAGGCTGAGCTAAAGGACACTTACCCTGATAAGGCTGACAGGATTGAGCAGCTCTCTTCTACAGATAATGAGCGCCGATACGACTTCCAAGAATACTCACCTGAAGGCCGTCTTGAGGTCTATGAGGTCTATTGGAGAGACGGTCGTCATGCAATCATGTCAGGCAGCCTGTATCTTGAAACAGAGTTCAGCGAGGACGTTCGAGATACGTTTCCTGTGCGCCTAGTCCGGTATCACGTTATTGAAGGCGACCTTTGGGGCCAGGGACCAATGGTCCAGATCGCCGACCTTCAGCAGCTGTATAACCGGACTAGGACACAGATCCACGCAAACGTGCGCTTGATGGGCAACCCTCCCTGGCTCATCCCTCGCACAGCTGACGTCCGCAAGGGCACCATCATGAACAAGCCTGGTGGTGTGATTAGGTTCACGCCTGGCGGTGGAGCTCCAAGCCCAGCAGCGCCACAGCAGCTGCCAGCTCATGTGGTGCGGGAGCCCGCTCTTCTGCGAGAAGAGATGAGCGATGTTGCGGGTGCGCACGGTGCCACCCTGGGGCGCAGAGAGGCTGGTGTTAAGAGCGGTGTGCATGCGCGAACACTTACTCAGCAGGACTCTGCACAGCTACTGGCAACTCAGCAGGAGATTGTCGCTGCGGTTGAAGACACCATGCTCACTGTGCTCATGCTTATGAAGCGGCACTACACTGAGCGACGTGTCATTAAGATGCTTGACGTCGCTGGGGTGCCTGCGTGGAAAGCCATCTCTAACACTGACATTGTTGACAACCCTGAGATTTACATCGACGGGAACACGCTCTTTAAGCTCGACGCAGCTAACCGCGAGTCTAGAGTTCTCGAGATGGCGCAGCTTGGTCTTATGACGCCAGAAGAAGCTCGAGATGCCATTAGCTTCCGCACCTTTGACAAGCGCATCACCGAAGAGTTCATTCAGATAAGCCACTTCAAAGACATGCTCCAGGCAGTCATTATGGGTGGCAAGGTTCAGGTGTTGCCGACAGACAACCTCGAGGCCTTTACCAAGGTCTTTACTGAGTTTGTCCAGTCGACTGCGTATTACGACCTGCCCCCTGAAACGCAGAACTACATTGCTCAGCTTATTGTCGATGTGAACATGTTTGGAGCGCCAGATGCTCAGTGGCAGGCAGCGTCTGACATAAAGACCGTCTCTCCGCACCAGTCTCCAAAACAAACTGCGCCCCAAATGATGCCAGTGGCTCAGCCTGCCCCAGCCATGGACCCTATGCAGCAAACGCCAATGCCTACAGAAGGGCAGAACTTGCCTGGTCTTCCTAGCGCAATATCGTCCATGCAGGGAGGTGGGGGATGACAGTCGAAGAGGTTGCCGCGCTTTTCCGGGTGTACATGGATGAGCCAGACCAGACGTTTGTCAGTGACGCGCAGATGGTCATTTGGCTCACGAGCGCATACGACGATTTTAGAGCCTTGGTCACAGAGATGGACCCGCAGATATATTCAAGGCAGCAGGTTTACTCGTTGTCCAACGTGCGCTTGCTCGACTTGGCTACGTCAGCGCCAGCCATCTTGGGCTCTACCGCAGCAGCGGGCACAAGGCTTTACCAGCTTGTAAACATCTACTCTATTGAGAGCCCGTCGCAACCAAACAACATTGTCGAGAACCTACAACCATCTTTGTCAGTAACCAGCACGTATGACTCTCGAGCTGATTACACGTTGCGCGGAACTGAGCTCGTCTTTCCTGAGGCTGTAACGATGGATATCAGGATTGACTACATTCCTGAGCCGAGCGTCACCTGGTCTAACGCAGGCGGCGCAGGCACGACCTACATCGACGACCTAAACAGGTTTCATGACATCATCGCTATGCTGGCTTACTTGCAATATGCAATCGTTGATGTCGCACCGAACAACGAGTTGAACGGCCAGCTTGCTCGGCGTATTGAGCAGCTGAGGACGTACCTTGAGGGGCGTGCTGGCGGCATTGTGGAGCGCGTCGTTGACGTAAGGTGGATGTAGATGGCGGTTAAGTACGACGAGGTCGAAGTCCTCGGCGGCGGCATTAGAAGCGACCGACCATCCAAGGGCAGCTTTGCTTTAAACCTAGTGCGCAGGTACGGCGCTTGGGAGGTGAGGCAGGGCTTTGGCCAGCTTGCTCAGTTCGACACTCGCATAACGCACAACATAGATGGCGCGAGCACCTCTTGGGGATACCAAAAACACCTCGGCAGCTACATCATGCAGACCGACTTTGGGCACGAGCAAATACTCAGTGTCTTCAAAGCCAGGATACACTCGTCTGAGGTCAACAATGAGCGAGCTCAAATAGCCAACGTGTACGTGGTTAGCATCTATGACACAACCACTCGAGAGCGTTGGGAAGAGCCGCTGTATAGGCACACGTCAGAGTCTGGCTTTGTTAAAGAGGACAACGACCAGCGCAAGGGTCACTACGAAACCAACAGGGATAAAGACTTTCAGGCGTGGGTAGTCGCAACCTCTGAGGAAAACTTTCAGTTCACAGAGGTTGGAGACACGGTTTACTTTGGCTCTCCAGCTACGCAGTTGTACGCATATACGCCGTGTACGTTTAGGGGCTCACGGCGAAGATTCGTGTCCGGTGCGCACCCGCACTCTTGGTGCCCTCCGTACTCAGAGTCTTCTATGATCTGGAGGGTCAAACCCTCTCCAGGCGCAGACACAGACGCATATGTGTACAGGACGTCAGCTGGCATACCCTCTCCGCAAGCGCTTATCTCTTGGGACAGCAGGCTTGTTATTGCTGGCAACCAAAGAGAGGTCTTCTTCTCGCAGCCGTACACCCCCACTGCGTACATAGACTTTGATTACATAGTTGTGCCTACTGAGCAGTCCATTACGGCTATGGCCCCTATGGGCCAGAGCATCTACATCTTTACTGAGACTGAGACGTTCTTCTACCAGCCAGCCAGCAGAACCGGAGACCCTATCTCCTCACAGGGCATGGCCCCTGTACTGGTTTCAGACACCATCGGGTGCGTGTCTCAGTCATGTGTAACTAAAACGGACAACGCTGTTATGTGGCTTGGAAGCACAGGCGTCCACGTCTCTGGCAGCCCCATGCAGATTGAGACAATCTCGGGGCCGATAGCGCCACTGTTCACTGACTTCATCACTGACCCGATGACGACGTTCTTCACAACGGTGACGGCAGAGACGGGCTCTATCAACACTAGCCTACCGCAGCGCAACAGTGTCATTAAGCCCAACCTCAATGGCGCTTCGATGACTTACAGTGAGAAGCTCTCCGCGCTCTTTGTCACGCTTCCAGATGAGCGGCTAAGTCTGTGCTACTCGGAGGGCCAGTGGTCTGTGTGGACTTATGAGTCTAACACTGGTGGCCATGCAGCGTTGCCCGATGTCGGTGCAGAGAAGAACATCGAGCGCCCGTGGCTGCTGTGTAGAGACCAAAGCTTCTATCTCGTGGGCTCATTGCAGACCCAAGCGTTTGTAGACGAGGCAAGGACAGCGGGGAATGTTGCAGTTAACGACAGCTCAACATCGCGCTCTGCATACTTGCTTGAGTACGGCCGTGGCGGGGCGATTGACAGAAGCGTAGACGACGAGGACGAGAGGGGGCTTGCTGGCAAATACAAGCAGTATGCTGTAGCTGGCGTAACGCCTAGCAACTACACGCCTACATTAGTGTTTGGCGAGTGGATACCAGTAGAGCAGCAGTACAAGTTTCAGGGCACAAGCACCGCCGCTCCGACTGGAGAGTCAGCGCCTGCGGCGCCAAACAAGACGTTTTTGGTGCCTGTGTACTTGGTGCCAGGACCACTGTGGACAGGCGCTGCTGCTGCAAACAGCATTGACCGCATACGCATACGCTTCTTCTTTGACTCAACGAAATGGCGCCCCGTCTTCGACAACGGCACGTCAACCGACATTAACCTCGTGTTCCCTCCAGAGCGCACAGCGTCTGCGTCTGGGTGGTCGCTAGGAACAGGCAAGCGCAAGTGTGAAGACGGCGCTGGCAACGCTACCAGAACCGGCCACGAGATAAACCTCGACTGGGACGGGAGCGCAGTTGTTCCAGCTCACACGTTTGCGCCGTACATCAACCTTACGCCAAACAAACTCAACCTGCTTTGCTACATACCAATGCAGACAACCACAGACGCAAACGTGTCGTCGATGGCGTTAACACTGCCGACGCCACTTTTAGGAGATATCAGCACATGGTGTGTCATATACGATGGCGCTGCTGCGTCTCACTCAGCAGAAGAGGTGCTTGTTTGGTGCCAGTGGCGCTTGTTTGACACCAACAAGGAGGACAACGTAGCCCAGCCTGTCGACTGGGCGTACATGTCCGAAGACGTGGGGCTGCCTGAAGACGCTAGGGTCAAAGGTCGTGGCGTCGTTGCAAGGCTTCTCAGCCACGACGTAGGCACCGATGTGACAGGTTCGTCGTCGCAGAGCATCTTCAACACTATGATGGCGTCAGACATGAAGATGTGGACGTCACAGGTGCTTGACTATGTGGGCAACCCAACCGCCTTCAAGGGTCCGGTAAGCGTTAAAAGCAACCTGTATCCAGATGTCAACACGCACGGCACCGTTAGGGATAGAGTCCAGAAAGCCGACAAGACCATTGTGCGCCCGAACTACGGCCAAGGCATTGTGTACGGTAACGAGGCCACGCAGACCTTTGAGGCAAACACCTACCTGATTGGCGACGAGCAGGTTGATGAGATTGTTACCTCTGAGTCCATGAAGGGCAACAGCGTAGCAATGATGCTCTTTGGCTTTATGCGCAACCCAGCAGAGCGGCTGAAGCTCGAGAGCGTTAAGCTGCTGTTCCGCGTTGTTGGGGCGGGTAGGCGCAGGAGGGGCAGATAATGCTTAACGAACTCTGGCTGGCCAAGCGACAGGGCAGAACACCTAAGCAAAAGGACACCGCTGCTGCTGAAGGCTTCAATGAGATAGTCCGCAGAAAGCTTGGAGACATAGCATCTGCGCTAAGCCTTGTGATGCCGGGGTCTAAGTTTGAAGAGCCGCGCATAGCAAACAACGTCTCTCTCTTTGCCCCAGGTGAGTATGGCGGCCTGACCATGAGTAAAGTCATGAGTGAGGCGCACGCGATATCTCCGGGCACCTTCTTCAGGAAGCACCTCGAGGTTACGTCTAGCGTTGTGGTTGACGGCCTTACGCTTGCAGGCGAAGACGAGCTTGGTTGCGCAGTTGTGAGGGCAGGGGCGACTGCAATATTTAGAAACTGCACCTTTGAGAGGCCGTTGACGTCTACCTCCTATATGGTCTTGGTGGAGGCGGGAGCTCAAGCCATTATGCTTGGGTGTGTGTTTAGGGGCAGCGGAACAACAGCGACTCCGCTGGTCTCTCACACGGGGGCTGCTGCGAGCGTCCAGATTGCTTTTTGCTACAACTTTACTGGCAACCCCACGCTGTTTACCCCCGGCACCGCAACCGGCACAGGAAACCTCTAATGGCTTGGCGAAGACACACACGCAACCTTACCAAGGAAGTGTTTTATGATGGCACGACGGTCGACGGTACGCGCCTTGAGAAAGCCGTTAACGATATCGTGGAGGGCGTCAACAGCGTCGAGAAAGGCAACACAAAGCAGCGCTTTGTTGCGACGCAGTACCACTCGGGCTTTAACCCTCCGAGCAGGCTTGATCCTAACAGGTATTCGCGATGGCCGTGGCTCCAGTTAAACAACGGCGCAACCGGCTCTTACTCTGGGGTTAAGTCGGTAGATGCTCCCTATAATCCGGTCAGATTAAAAGGCAGCAGCATACCTGGCATTAACTTGCAAGAAGATTTAGGCGACCAGTACGTGTGGACAAGAACACTGTACTTTGACAAACCTGTTGTGCTGCATGCGGTTAGCGTTTTTCTGCACAACGACACCGGCTCTAATGGGAGCAAGCCTTACACAGGCACATATGTAACTGGCGGCCCAGACCCGTACACGTATTACAGCCCTGCGGGGTCTCCGCCTCAAGGGTTTAGCGCAACGAGTGACACTGTCGACCTGCCTATCGTGCTTGACGTGATGAACCCAGGCACGCCTGAGGATGCCGAGATGACAGACGTTGAGTTTACCCGAACGCTGTACACCATTAATGGCGAACCGTCGTCTACGCACATGCCTAACGCAACAGCCACAGGCTGGAACGACTTCCAACCGCACTATGACTCTGGCGACGTGACTGACGCTAGGCCTTTGTATGGCAGGGTTGTTGAGTACAGAGGCCTTAATATCCCTGTTCATCAGCGAGCCCGAGTAAGGATAGCTATAGCGCTGCCTCTTTACGACGGCACAACTTACACGCGCGCGACATGGGGTGCGGCTCCGTGGTATTTGCAGGCGTGGAGCAGCACCATCACGGTGCTTGAAGAGGTGCAGACTCTCTAATGGCTAAGATTACACGCAGCAAGCTTGCGCGAGGCGCAAAGCTACTGGCCAAGCATTTGTTTGAGCCCATGACGTCTTCGCAGACCCAAGCGACAACGGCCAACCTTGACTCAAGTCAAGTGGCTGCCTCGTATGCCCCGTTTAGGGTCAACCTTTCAATGCCGGTTTTGTCGCCGTCCACCAACAAGATGACGGGCCCTAAGGAGTCGTTCAACCTCACTCCTGGCAGGCCGTTTCATGGCATACCTTTTATGCTCCCTCCCCTCCAAGAGCACCTGTCGTTTTCAACAACTCCTCGGGGTGGCAAGGCGGTGACGCCGAGTGATGACATGCCTGAGATTGTGTTGGACGAGGTTAGCTTTTCTTTTGACCAGCGTCTTGAGCCTGCTGCAATCATAAGCAACTTTGATGGTGGCGCTAGCGCATCAAGCGCCAACGCAGGCAAGCTTTCATACGAGCGCGTTGACCGCTTAAATATTGAGCTTGCCATCATGGAGAAAAAGCCGGTCTGGTTTGATCCGCCTGGCCAATCAAGAAACTACCGTCCAGGCAGGGTGGTTTGGTCGGGCCGCATTGAAGCAATTAATGTTACTGACAGCTACTTCCGCCTTAACCCATGGGTGTCTTCTTCTATTAACGAAGTCATAGACCCGATGAAGAGCTATATCTTTACCATCTTTGCGCCTGACTTGGGCACTGCGGACACAGAGTGCGCTTTGGTTTCGATCGAGATATCGATGCGCTTCTTGACAAAGCTTACGCAGCGCGACTCAGGCACGGACACACAGAACATACCAAAGAGACACGACGGGCTGCCTAACGACAACCTGACGCATGCAAACGCTGCCACTACTGGGGCTGGCACCAACTCTGCGACGTCTCGAGCTTTAATTAACGCAGCTGCTGTGCCTGTTGCTGGAGGCGCTATCGTTGCAAACGACGCCACTACAGGCGTACAGACGTCAATGGCTGTTATTGATGAGATGTCGCGCCGGAAGTTCCAAGGCGGCTATAAGCTCGACTCTGACTTGCCAATGCTTGAAGAGCTCAAAGACAACGCGGCATACACAGTGCTGGCTGTCCCATTGTTTAACAATGTTGAGTTCTCTGGCATGGCCGCTCGTTACTTTGACCAGCAGCCGTACAGAACGTCAGGTGCCCAGTCTGATAAGTATTGCATTGACAGGCGATACATCCCGATTGAGTCACCCATGACTATCCACCACATCCTTTTTACATACAACTGGATGCCGTTTGAGAGCTACACGGGAGCAACCCTTGCTTCGCACACACAACTTCCTGCACTTGCCGGTGCTGGTGGTGGGGGTGTGGACCTTAAGTTTGAGCTTGGTGTGGGTATAGGCACCGGCGTGAGGGGAGATACTTTTGGCTATCAACAGATAGGCAAGCTGACTACGCTGGATACGCCCCAATCAGCAGGCAACTGGTTTGGTAAAGCGGTTGACCTCGTTGGGCACGGGAGCCCAAACCTGCTGCCACATGCACTGCCTACCCCTACGATTGCATCAACAAGGCCATGGAACCTTGAGTTGTACGCTATGGACCTAGTTGGCACTGGCTCTCCAAGCCTTAACGGAATGACCGCACAAGGCAAGCCGGTGTTTGTTGGCAGGGGTACGTCGACTACAGCTTCACGTCAAGATGTGGACGGCGGTGCCTCTAGCGTTGCAGGATGCGAGCAGTGGATTGAGGTGAGGGGACGCATTGGTGACCCTAACGCTTCTATTACAGGCACATACTCAACTAGCTCAATGCTTCTCGGCTCTGGGGGCATATGGGTGTACATTATCGGCAAGACACATTTGGTGTGAGGTGACTCATGAGTTCAAGCTCAGAAGGTGGACCGGCAGGGATTAGCGTCTCGCCTTTCCTTAAAGGCCAGCAGCAGGAAGACCTCCTGTCTGCACTTGCTGGGCAGCAGGCAGCCTTAGAGTCGTCTGCTCAAAGCATGCAGGGCGCTGCTGGCAGGGTGGGCTCTGGCATTAGGCGAGCTACGGCAGCGGCAAATGTCTTAGAGCAAGCCCAGCTTGCGCGCCAAGCAGGTCGTGCTGCACAAGGCATGGCTGCTGGTGGTGGAGCGGCGCAGGCTAGTGGCTCTATAGCGGCGCAAGGTATGCGTGAACGCATGGCGGCAGCAGCAGCCTCAGAGGCTCAAGCCACGCAGGCTGAACTCGGTGCGATGCAGGCCTACAATGACCTTAGGGAGCGCGCAGCTCAGGGCAAGTCTGAGTTGGTGTCAAAGAAAGGCGAGATTGCGAAGGGCCAACAGCAAGCAGTGGCTGCCTTTAACCAAGAGGTCAACCAGTTTGTTAATGAGTACGAGTCTGGCCAAGTCAATGAGGAGCAGGCCGCGCAAAATATTAGCAACCTGGTTGGCGCGCTTGACGTTAATGACCCCACGCAAAGAGGTGTGGCTAAGAGCGCATTTAAGCAGCTTTGGATGATGGCAACCGAAAACCCTGCCGACATGCCCAGCGACGTTGTTCTCGAGGCCTTAATGAGTTCAGGCATGCCGATAAGCCAACTGTTTGCGTCTTGGACAGGGTCGACTGACAGCAACAACAGAGACGCTTTTTGGAACATGGCTAGGCAGTTTTACAACTCAAACAGGCCTGAAGGCGCCCAGGTTATAGCGGTCAATGAGCCCGACGTGATTGAAGGCTTTATTGCCTCAATGGGTCAAAGCCAGGTACCGGAGTAATCATGGCGCGCATTCTTCCAGACGTATCAAGTGGATTTGGGCCCATTGTCCCACAGCGTCAACGCTTTATGACCAAGGTCCAAAGCGACGAAGATAAGGCGTTGAAGATTATCAAGGCCATCGGAGGCGGGGTGCAGATTGCCTCTGACCTGTACGGCATGGGCTCTGAAATCTACGACAAGTACATCAAGGAGACAGCGGCTGAAGCAAAGGCTCGGCTGCAAAGAGAGATGGGCGACTTTGAGGCTCGTCAGAAGGTTGCAAGGGGCATGGTTGGCGGCATGGTTGGCGACCAGTACGACCCGATGATTGGCTCTCGACGGTCAGCCGCGTTTGATGAGGCGCAGAAAGATTTTGTGCAAGAATATAAGGCCGCACGGTCGGAGCGTGACATCACTAGCGGCCTTGAGTTTCCCATACGTGCTGACACCCCGCGACCGGCACCCTTTACAGAAACTCCAGAAGGTGCTCTCGATTACCTTGGTGTTCCAGCGGAGGCCGCTGCTCCTGCACCTTCGACTACAGGGCTTAACGAGTCTGAAGTTATTGGAGACTTGGGCAAGCTCGGTAGGCTGTTGCCACAGTACGCAGCACAGCGCGGCATGAATGTTGATGAAGTGCGAAATATGCTTAGGGTTGGCGACTTCGGGCGACGGAACTTGGCACCCGGTAGCGCAGAGACGTTTGGGCGGTATCTTGACCGTATGCAGCGGTCAGGTCAGTTTGGCGCGCCTGCCTCGCCAGCGGCTGCACCAGCTGCGTTGGAGCCAGGCAGGGTCAAAGAAGACTTGGTCATAGACAACTTCAAAAAGGTCTTGGGGAGAGTCGCTCAGATGCAAGACCCAGGACTTGAAGCCCGTCTTGTTGAGAAGTCAGTAGAGCTGGCTGAAGCAAACGGGATGCCACGAGCCGCTGCTGAGTTTAGAGCGGCACTGCAAGGGTCTGGCGGTCCAGAGGCGTCTGCGTTTGACTTTATTGAAAGTCGAAGCAGGGGAAGCCTGCTAGATAAGCCGAGGACTGCTGCTGAGTTTGCTCGAGACTTTGAAGCTGGGCAAGACTTTGCTGTTGGTGACCTTAATATGGCATACCGAGCGCTGTGGAATGCTGGCAGGCAGCAGGAGGCTGAGGAGCTTGTTGGTCTGGCGCGTGGTGCTATGGATATTGGCCAGTTTGTCGTCAGCGGTAACGAGCCAAGAGCCCTCATTGTGGCAAGAGCTCGGCAAGCTATTCGCAAGGGCGCCGACGTTGGTGGTGTGACGGGCACTCAAGCGGTTAAACTGGCAACCTCTGCGGCAAAGAGGCGCAGGAGGCGCGCGACTCCGAGCAAAATAACTAAGAAATCAGTCATGACTGGTCCGCTGACCGAAGAAGAGAAGGCTAGTAGGAATTTCGTGATCGTTGCGGGTTTCGACGGTTTATCTGACGCCAGGAGGATTTTGTACGGCAAAAAGAGTGGCGACCCATCCACAAAGCAGGCCAGGTTGGCGGCGCGCGCGCGCACGATCGAGAGGGAAGTTACGCAGGAAGAGTTAAATCGCCTCACCATAACGTCAGGAGGCGAAGAGATCCTGCTTAGCAAGCTGTTCTCTAACATTGGCAAGACGCGCACGACTGCGGAGACGGAAAAGGCGGAGCGGGATGAGGCTAAGAAGACGGAAAAGGGCAAAAAAAGTGAGCTGTCAGGGCTTATTCTCACACCAGTGTCTGGCCTTAGCAAGGCAGCCGTAGCCAGTTATCTAGATAGGAACAGGCCAGAGTCTAAAATGACCCTTAAGGAGTTTGTCCGAAGTAAATATCAGTCTTCAGACGACCCTAATGCGGTTATTGCTTGGGACGAAATTTACGGTGATACTAAAAAGTCGCAAGGTGATATCCAAAAAGAGTTGCGCCAAATAAAGGCCGACTTTGTTAAGGTTAGTAACCTAGCGGCAGAGCTGGGCCTTATGCCATCCAAGAGCCCAGAATAGGTAGGTCCACGTGGCAACTGTTAGGGAGATGGCTCAGCGTTTGGCTGCGCAAGGCGTAACCAAAGAGCGTTTTGTTGAGATTATGTCGAGCTTTGGTGTCGACCCCCTTGACCCTGCCAGCCAAGATGTTGAGCTCGGTGAGCAGTTTGCCTCTGCGCCCTTAATGCCAGGAGAGGGGCCTCAACGTGGAGCTCCGTTGACGTTTGAGCGGCCTGCTGTGTTTGGTTTTCAACCTGAGCCAGCAACCGGAATGCGCCCACCTCCACAGCGCCCGCTGCCGTATGCGACGGATGTGCAGCGACCTTTTGAGGCGCCACCTGGTCAAGCAGCATTGCGCAATCAGCCTGTGGAAAGGCTCCCTTCAGCGTTAACTGAGGCGATTAGGCAGCGCCCCGACCAAGCCTTAATAAGGACAAAGCAAGCATACCCGGTGCTGCAAGAGGGCGGTGGGTCAGGGGTGGTCCGAGCGCCTCTAGAGATGGCTCAGTACGCTTTGAGGCCTGACGAAACGCCTGAGCTTCAGGCTGAGTTAGACCTTGAAAGAGGTCTTGACGTTTATCAAAAAGCTGCTTTGTCGGGCGCGGGAGACCGGCTAGCTGGCAGGGCTGCGGCCATGGCTACTAGGTTAGGCGTGTTTGCAGGTGAGTCTGCTCAGTGGATTGGCAACAAAGCGCTCGAGGGCGTGTCTGTTTTGGCGCCTGAGCAATGGTCCAGCGACGAGCCAATGCAAATAGGCCGAGGCATTGTTTTGTCTGCTGAACGTCGTCGAGAACTCGATCGCTTATTTGAACAGCAAGATGCGGACACTGTTAAGACCACTGACGAAGTCCTTAAAGACGCTGTGAGGCGCATCGAGGGGGCTCCGTTTCTTGAGCGCGCGTCTGAGAACTCGTTTGAGTTTGTTGAGTCTACTATTGACATGCTCAATTGGATGTCAGGCGGCAACATCCCAAAAGAGTATTGGCAGATAGCATCCGGGCCTGAGGCGAAGGGTGTTCTTGAGGGCATCAACGAGGTTTTAGTTGATGAGGCCCAAGAGGTCTTGCCTCAAATGGGCAATGATATGGTTGCCTTTACTAAGGCCCTGTTTAAAGAGCCAGAAAATGTCGCAAGCGCATACCCTGTGGCCACAGCCTTTACGCTTTATCCGCTTGCTCGCGCTGGATACATTAAGATGTCTCCTGCTGCTGCAAGCGTGGCAAGCAAGGTCTACAACGCTGCTCAAAAAGTTCCAGAGTTAACCTTCCCAAAGAAAGGCGGGTTTGTTGATAGGCTTGCGTCCGAGTTTGATAAAAATATTCCAGAGGTCCGCGTTTCTGTCGGCGCCCTTGTTGACCAAGTTGTTAGATTATCTAACGCTTTCCAGCGGTGGAAAGTAGACCCTGCGAAGATGGCAGACCCTGCCATGAACAAGCTTGCCAATGAGCTCCTTGTTGAGGCTCCTCAGGCTGAAGCGGCTGTGAGGGCGGCTGGGACTCAGTTGTCAGAGGCCTTAGGCCCTAGGCTTGACCCGCCTCCTAGGCCTCGAGCCGGTAGGCCAGCATATGAAGAACGTGCGCCGTTTGATGAGCCAGCAGTACGTCCAGCGCCTGAGGGGTTCACGTTTAGGGATGTGCCTGAGCCTAAACCGATGGTTGAGCCTCTAAGGCGTGCCCTTGTAGAGCCCTTAAAGTTAGGTCCAGCCGTCGAAGGGGCTGAGACATTTGCTCTTAGGCCACCTCAGCGTCAAGCTCGCCCGACTGTCGCTGCGGAGTTAGTCGATATAATGCAGAGCGATCCTGTGATGGCTGACCTTGTCGCGGCTTTAGTTAGGAGGGGGGTTTCTGCGGAAGAGATAGTTGGCTTGGTTAACCGCTCACGCCAACCGTCTTCAACACGGCCTACTTCTATGGAGGTAACCCGCAGGCCTTTGGATCCGGCAGATGCAGGTTTAGGTGAAGGAGGGCTAAGGGTCGTAGACGCGCCTGAAGTGTTGCCAGAGGTCGCAAACATTAGGGCTCAAATAGAAGCTCGACGAAACCCCCCACCCGTTGACACAACTCCAGTCCAGCCTGGGTTTGAGATAGCTTTAAGAGACACCTGGGCTCCCAGCAAGGCGGAACTTAGCCCAGGTGTAAGTGTTGTACCGCCGCGACCAACCCCTCCACCCTTTACTCCACCCACAGAGATACGTGTTGGCCGCAAGCCTTATGAGCGCCCAGCGATAGAGCCGGGGCTAGAGCCGCCAAGGGCTGCTCGGGGTTTTGAGTTTTCTCAACGCCAGTTTGATTTAGGCGCTGACGGAAAGACCAGGCCTGTTGCCGGTTCTGTAGATACGTTGGTTAAAAAAGACCCGAAGGTTAAAGACGTAAATGCGCGCGTTTTTCAGATCATTGAGGACATGGCAGAGACTATAGGGGACCGGGTGCCAGACGCTAGGCGCCTTATGTATGAAGAGTTTCAAGCGGCGCGCGCGGAAAACATTGCGAACAATCTACAAATAGAAGCGCTCAGGGGCGATGCGACTAGGAAACTAGCTGCCTTCCTTGAGAAGGAAACGCGCCAGCCAGTTGATAAGAGGTCGCTGCGAGCTCAACTAGAGAAAGCGGCTGACGACCCCAGTACAGTCTACGACCTTAACATTGGGTATAATCACTGGCAGAGCGGAGCTCGAAAGAATGTTTCGGTTGTAGATTTTATGGAGCGCAGGCTAGGCGTTAACGAAACGCTTAGGCAGAACGTGTCCAAAGACATGACGATTGCCAACTTTAGTCGCGCTGGCACCCGTTTCCGCAAGCTATCGCACCAAAGCACAGCCGAGAAAACCCTCGCGAAACTGCACCCCGACGAGGCTATCCGCACATCAATGGACGGAAAGGCTGCTGGCAAGTCACTGCCTACGCCTGGAGAAGAGGTTGGCTTCCTGGTTGGGGAGTTGCTTGACAACGGCACGCTTCCGCCACTCATCCGTAACCCGCCTGAGTTGTTACTGGATGCAGCCCCAGAGATGCCTCAGTTGCTCCGCCGCAGGCTTGAAAACATGAAGGAGGTGCCTCCTGAGATTGCAAGAGACGTGCTTGGGTTTAATGTTGGTAAAGGGACGGCCAGCGGAAGAGACGTGCGCATCCCTCTAAATGAGCTTGCCCCGGTTGGCCCCAGTGGCCCCAAAACACCGGCACAAGGTAAGCTCTGGATGAGCGCCGATCTCCTTCAATCGCTGAGATACATCTCCAAAGACAGGAAGTGGCTTGGCCAATCGGCTCAAAGCCCAACGGGCGTGGATGCGTTTTTTGAAGGCCTTGCCCGGATTGTAAAAAAGGGAGGCGTTGCGCTTAACCCTTCGTCACATGCCGCCGCGTGGCTGTCTAACTCGGCAGCTGCTGCGCTAAAGTACGCCAACCCGCTCGCTTTTCTTGAGGCAATCAAGTGGGGCATAGACTACGCCCGATGGAGCAAGGGTATACCGCAGTTAAAAGCCAAGGCCGCTAACGCACTATATAGTGCTGAAGAGGTTATGAGGGCGATTACCCGTGGCGATATACTTGACAGCAGCTTTGTTTTAACTGAGCTGCCCTCAAAGGCTTTAGCCCCAAGAGCCGTTGACTCTTTCTTGACCAAAGCCAAGAAGGGGCTGTCTAAGGGTCTTGAGTTAAACGCTTTAGCTCGCTTGTTTGACATGCCAGACAACGTCTTCAAGGGCTGGGCCACCATGAAAGGCGTCAACAAATACGTGAGCGAGTGGCAGACGCTGCCTGAAGGCAAGAGCTTGACTCTGCCTATGAGCCGGGGCGTAGAGAAGCGTGCTTATAAACGCGCCACAAACAAGCCGAACATGTCTGACATGGTTATTGATGGCAAGCAGCTTACTCGAGCCCAGATGCTGCAAGAGATGACGAGGTCGTCTGCGTTTGAGGCTGCACAGACCTTCGTGAACTTTAATCGTATGCCACTTATACAGGTTGCTGGCCGGTCAACACCTGCGTGGGACGCGCTGGCCAAGTCGCCTTGGAGCGGGTGGACCGCTGCCACAACAATGGTGCCTGGGCGCCAAGGCATCGTTGGAGAAATACTTTCTGGTCCTGCTCGAAGGAGCACGACCGACTACTTGCCTTTGATGCTAAAGCGAAACGCAGAGGCCGTTGCTCACGGCCTGACAATAAATTCCGTCGTTGGCTCTCAGGCTGCGCAGTCCGATGAGACAAGCTCTTTGTTCCGTTTGGCTAAAGCGTTCAGCCCTGATGAGGTGAAGCCAGTTATAGTTAAGCCTACTGGGGAGGAGGGTGCCTATAGTGTTTGGCCTTTAGGTAACTCAAGCCCTATCGAGGACCTTGGCAACACCATCAGATGGATGGAGGGTGCTCGGTCTATGCTCTCAAAAGGGCTTGAGTATGTTGACCCGACTGAACTCTCTTACCTTACCGAAGAGAAAAGAAAGGAGATGTTCAACATAAAGCCGGAAGACGTTAAGAAGCTTCCTCCACGCGAGCGTGCAAGGCTTAAAGCTGCGCAGGGGTTAGCCAACCCCACAACCAAAGGCTACGGGTTTAGCGAAAAAGCGTTGATGGACTCGGTTCTTTTGGGCAGCAGTGTCATTGGCGAGTTGCTTGTAGCGTTGACAGATGGTCGTGGGTACAAGGTCGGTGGCAGAAACCTCCGCATGGGTGCCGGTGAATGGGACTTCGTAGCCAAGGCCGTCAAGTTCTCTCAAAGGAGCTTTTTGCCTAGGGTTTTTGGCAAGAGCATATCAGCCCAAGCTGAGGCGCTTATTAATGAGCGGAAAGAACTCTTAAACAACATCGATATGGACAATAGCTTGGGCGGCGAAGAGCGTGCCTCTTTGTTCAGAGAGATACAGTCAGATATCGATTATCTTGAGTTTATTGCTGGAGCTCAATATCGCCCCCCGGCTCCAAAGACAGAGGTCAGCAGGCGCGCGGAGATGCAGCTGACAGACCTAATGCTTGACCATTTTTTCAACCTACCAAGGCTTGAGATGTTTCTTGGCGAAGGCTCTGTCACAGAGAAGTTTTTGAAAAAGAAGATGAAGAGAACCGTTAAAGAGATGGTCGGGTCTATCACAAAGAGAGAGATTGATAAGGCCGAGTTGCGTTTAAAGGAGGCTAAACGCAGTAACAACCAGCGCATGATAGATTCGGCAAGGATGACTTTGAGGTCGCTGAAGCTAGAGTACAAAGAGTTCAATAAGCGTTTAAACAATGAGATAGACGCGCGTATTGATATGGTCAAAGAGCAAGACAAGGCCGCTCAGCAGACGGTTAAGGACTACTCAAAAACCTTTGACGGGAAAGGTCAGCCAAGCAAGGAGCCGTAGCATGCAAGTCACCAAACACTTTAAGCTTAGCGAGTTCGCCTGCAAGGATGGCACCCAGGTGCCTGTTAAATATCAAGGCAACGTGGCTGCGCTATGCCTCGCACTCGAGCATCTTCGAGCTCGCATGGGAGCGCCTGTCGTAATCATCTCCGCTTACCGCACCAAGGAATACAACAAGCGTGTCGGTGGCGCGTCTAAGTCTCAACACCTAACAGCCAAGGCTGCTGACATCCGGCTCAGTGGGAAGACCCCGGCCGAGGTGTCAGCGTGTCTTGAGGAGCTCATTGCTGAGGGCATCATCCCGCAGGGTGGCATCGGTGTGTACCCTGGTTCAAACTTCACGCACTACGACGTGCGCCTTTCTAAGGCTAGGTGGGACGGGTAGTATTCTGTTAAGGTCTGACGCACCTAACAACGCACCTCTGGAGGGAGTGTGAAGAAGTTTGCTTTTGATTGTTTGGCCGGGTTCATGGTCGGCGTGGTCTTGATGCTCTCAATGTCTGGCTGCGGTAGCACATACACCCTCAAGAAGGGTGGCTGGGCTATCAAGAAGGACGCAGAGAAGGGCACTTGCATGACCGTGCACGGCGATGGTGACCCTGAGGTTGTGGTTGTGTGCATCTTGGCTGCCGAGCCGGTAAAGCTGCCGAAGAGTATTCTTGAGGCGGCATGCCCTAAGCAGGAGGCTAAAGCTGATGGCGGTAAGTGATTCAGACAAAGAAGCTCTTGGGTGGGCGATGCTTGTGCCCGGCTTTCTCAATGTCATGGGTGAGCTGACCGGCGAAGAGGGCTTCAATGAGGCGGCTGAAAAGCTAGCTGATGTACCCGTTGATAAGATCGCCCAAGTGCTTGGCTCCCTCCGCACCGACTATGCCAACATCGAGGTAGGCACCATGGAGATTGGTGACGGCGTGGCTATTGAGATCGTGGACGACTGAGTGTGACGGATGACCTGCTAGCCCAGCTCGTTGATGCCGGTGGCATTGGTCTGCTTGCAGGCTTCCTCATTTGGCAGCACATCGGGATGCAGAAACGTCTCGATGGGCTTGTCGCATCGTTCCAAGAGCAGGTTGATAAGATAAACCTCTCTTATGACGACCGCATTGAGAAGATGCGTGAGCGCTACGACCTGGTCATTGAAGGCATTAGGTCTGAGTGCAAGGAAGACATCGATCGCGTCACTGACCAACGCGATTCGATACAGGCGGAGCTAGCCATTCTGATCCAAGACATGGGCAGGCGGGTGGACACGCTTGTGACTAAGCTATCTGATTAATAGCTGAGCGCGTCTCTACGCCACCTTTTAAGCACCTTCATGCCCTTGGGCGATGTCCCACTGCACCGGGGCTCTCCTGCCCTGTCAGGACGCCTCCAGAAGGGGCCTCTGTTGATGCGTATCCAGGCGAGCTTCCACCTGTCCCGCACCTTGGGGCAGTAGCGATGCACCGTGCGCTCTGTGGTGACGAGTCTGCCAAGGAATACATGCGCGCTGGCGACTGGGTCATTGCGGTCATGGATGAACTGCCTAGCCCATGGCCACAGCTGCAACAACCCTACCGCCTTGCCATTGTCGCCAATGGCGCGAGGGTTGAAGCGTGACTCGTGCGCCGCCTTGGCTAGCACCATGCCGCGCAGGTGTTTAGGGATACCGGCCAGCACCTCAACGTACAGCAGGTCTCGAGCCATTTGCTCGGTAGCACCCAGCTTCACGGCTTGGTCGATGTAGTGCTCAAGCAGCACTTGCTCTTGGGTGGTGCAGCACTCTGGGCATCGTGCGCAGTTGTCTGCGATGTAGTCAGCGTGCCAACTGCCCATG